ACGAATAGAAATCTTCTATCGTATCAAGGTGTCCCAATCTTCCGTAATGATTACATTACAGTTCACACAACTGACAAGCATGAAATCTATGCAGGTTGTTTTGAAGACGGTGGTAACACTGGTATTGCAATGATCTATCCTGAAGGAACACCAGCAGGTATTGAAGTTGTTGATTTAGGTGAATCAGAAAAGTATCTTGGTAGAGTATCAAGAGTTGCTCAGCACACTGCACTAGCAGTAATGAACAGCGAAGGTCTTGCTAAGATGACTGTAGATTTAAGTGACAACACTGGTCTATAATAGATCTTAAACTTTTATATTATGAAAGGCGGCTTTTAACAGTCGCCTTTCTTGTTTATAGCATAAATAAGAGTATAACAAGGAAAAGACAATGGCAACATTAAACGCAACAGCAAAATCAGCAACTGCTAACAGTTATCTTACTCTTGCAGAAGCAAACACATACATGGAAACAGTTCGTCCTGAAGATGAACAAACTTGGTTGAAACAAAGTGAACCAACTAGAGAACGTTTGTTGATGCTGGCCACTAGGACTATTGATGATCATTTTTTATTCATAGGATCAAAAACAGCAAGTGGAACACAAGCATTACAATGGCCAAGATCAGGTGTTCCAGAAGATGGCAAATGGAGTAGACGTTTTTATGATAACTTTGATGATGAAACTGTTCCACAAGTAGTAAAAAATGCTACAGCAGAACTTGCAAGACACATGGTAGACAATGACAAGTATGCAGAGCCAGATGGTTCAGGTATCAAGCAGTTAGCAGTAGGTGGTATCAATCTTACATTTAATGAAGAAGATAGACAGGCAAAAGGTGTCATACCTAGTCATGTTTACAGTATGTTAAGAAAGTATGGTAGATATTATCCTAACTTGAACAGTGATATTCAAACTATACAAACTGCTAAGGTTCTAAGATAATGGGACTTTCATCAACAGTTCAAAATGCAGTATTCAATGCAATCAATACAACAGTTGGTGACCTTGCACAAACTGTCACGTTCAGTAAATTGAGTGCGCCAAGTTACAATGTAACTACAGGTGCCGCAACTGCAACAACTACAAATCACACAGTAAAAGTTATAGTCCAACCTTTCACAGAAGAAGAATTACAAAGCACAGATGATATTTCAACAGAAGATCTAAGAGTGTTGTTGCCAAAAAAAGAATTATCATTTACACCAGAAATTGACGATACTATAACATTCAACAGTGAAACTTATAAAATTATTAGAACTAGATTAGATCCTGCACAAGCATTGTTTGATATACAAATGAGGGTAGAATAATGGCACAAGGATTTGACAAAAATTTAGATCTTTTCACAGAGAAGTTGCCAGACGCTGTCAAAGAAGAAATGACAAAATTACAAGACAAAGCATTTTCAAGACTTAGAGAACTTACACCTGTTGCAAGTGGTAGAGCAAAAGAAGGTTGGTTCAAAGAAGACAAAAGAAATGGCGACAAGGCAGTAGTAAATGAAGTGCCATATATTGTAAGATTAGAAAATGGATATTCAGGTCAAGCACCAAGAGGTATGGTAGCAGTTTTTGTTGCTGAGGAGAGTATAAGATGAGTTTTGAACAGCATAGACAGTTTATTGAAGATCAGTTCAATACAAATTTTGCAACCAGCACAACACCAGTCCAATATGACAACATTGACTTTTTAGTAAAAGGTTCATCAACACTGAAGTCTAACAAAGGACTTGATGAATGGTGTAGATTAACAATCATACCAGGTGAAACTACAAATGAAACTATAGGTGCAACTAGACAAAGAAGTGTAGGCGTAATTATAGTGCAAGTTTTTACAAAATCAGGCACTGGCAGTGACAGGGCAAGAGCGATAGCAGATAGCATAAAAACAGTGTTTCAAAACAAAAGTTTTAATGGTGTTAGAACACACGCAACTAGCATCAGTAGAATAGGTGACAGTGATGGTTACTTACAATTTAACGTTTCAACGCCGTTTTACGTTGACGCAACATAAATAAGAGTATAGAACAGGAGAAATACTATGGCAGTAGCAACAACAGCAGATGCACAGGTCTTAATTGGAGAACA